GCGCTGCCAAGTCCCGTGACCTGACCAGTCGAGATGCTGATCGTCGCATCTGCCGCAGCGGTCAAACGACCTTGGCTGTCCACCGTAAACGTGCCGACCTTGTTCGCTGCACCGTAGCTTCCTGCCGTGACTGCCGTGCTCGCAAGTGAGATCGAAAAAGTGCCGCTGGTAGTGATCGGACTGCCGCTGACTGCGACTGCGCCATCGCCCGTCGCTGCAACGCGCGTCACAGTACCTGACCCGCCACCGCCTCCGGTCGCTGCGATCTCGATCCCGCCAGGCGTGTTCGTGATCGTGACGTTCGATCCAGCCGTGAGCGTGTTGAGCTGGAACGTGCCGCCGTCACCGATGAGCAACTGACCAACGCCAGGCGTTCCAGTCAGATCGGTGATGCTGTTGATGTTCGAGCCACCGCCGCCCGCACCGCGAGCAGCCAGCAGCGTCCATGACTTCGCAGACCGACTCGGCTTTTCGCGCGTCGTCTCGTTCGCGATGTAGCTGTCGCCGTTGAGCGATACGACATCAAGCGCCTGATACTCGCCAGCCTTCCACTTGCCGAGCGGTTGAAGCGTTGCAGGCACGGCAAACTCAGTCCGCGTCTTGACTGCCTCATCCAGCAATTGCGTGATCTTCTCCGGCAGTTCAGCCGCTGCGAGCTGGATGCGCTGCTCTGCGACCTCGAGCAAATGCGCGTTCTTCTCGCGCTCCTGCATCAACGCCGTGTACTTCGCGCCAGCAGCCAACTCAAGACGACTCAGCAGATCCTTGACCTCGGACGAGATCTTGCCTTCCAGCGCCTTGACTTCGTTTCCAGCCAAGACCGCCAGCTCGTCACGCAGATGCGGCTCAACGTCCTCAAGCGCCAGCGCTACTTCGTCGCGCAGTTGCGTGCGCAACTCAGGCAGCGAATCGACAATACGCGCGATTTCCTCGCGCTGCTCGATTGCCAGCTCGATCAGGTGGTCGATCTGCTTTTGCGTGTCCATGTCTTAGGCGCTCGGATTCAGTTGACGTTGGCAGACTGCGTAACGTTGCGACTCGTCGGGAAACTCAGCAACGACAGTTGCGTCTCCCATGCAGCGAGTCAGGAACTCCTCGCCGCTTTCCGCCGCAGCCGGCGTCGGAAGGACAAACTCCTTTTTCTTTTCGGACAGCTCGCGACGATAAGCCGCAATTGAAGACAGCCAGTCTTTCGATGAAAGCCGACGAGCAGCAAAGTCTGCTTCGACTTCTGACTTGAGCTGGACCTTGGGCGTTTCATCGGCGTTCTCCTTTCGGTTTAGCCGTTCGACAATGGCATTCGCCCAGGTGCGGCCAGCGTCACCACCCCAGCCATTCCATGCCTGCCAGCCTTTGCCTTGCTCGTCCCAGGTTGCGCCTTGCTTGTCTACTTCATGCCGATCGAAGTAGGCTTTCATGCGTCGTACAGTGTCGGCAGACAAAGAACGCTTGTTGATGATGTCTCTCGCTCGAGCCAAACCAACGGCGGTCATTCCGCGTTCCGAAGCAGGCTTCGACTCACGAACATCCAAAGCGCGCTTTGCGTTGGCCGCCATTGAGTCGTTCGGAACGTAGCCATCCTCGGCAAAGTCGATGACGATGCGTTGATCGTGCAGCTCGGAGTCTGCCTGCGATGCTTCAGGAGCGGGAACAGCAGCGACTGCCTTTGCATCCGCTGCCCCCTTGGCTGTCGCGTTGACCGCATCAACCGCGTCCTGCGTGACCTGACCACCGAGCGCAGACGCCATCGCCGGATTGGCTGGCAACTGTTGAGTGACCATGCGGATCGAAGTTTCCGGCACGCCGTAGCGCTGCGCTAGTTCCGAGATGAAGTTTGCCTCAATCGCAATCTGCTCAAGACGACCGAAAGCGTCGGTGCCTTCCTCGGCTGCAATCTCTTGCAGCGACTTAGCGCCTTGGCGGTTCTCGTTCAGATTCGCCGCAGACTCGCGCCCGATGTCGATCGTCAGCTTGGCTGGGAAGCGCCACTCGCCGCGAGTCGCACGCTTCATCGCCTGCACGACCGTCTCACCCTCACGACGCGGAGGCGGCGGGATCAGTTCGCGCGCGATAGCATCGAGGATAACTTGGTTCTTGATCGGATCGAGCACCTTGTCTTGCAACAGTCCTTGATGGCGCGTGAACACGCGATCAGCCGCCGCAAAGTCAGCGCGAACGCTCGGTCCCTTGTAGTTCTGTGTACCGAACAGAACGCCTTCGGGAATGCCGACACCGATTGCGATCTCGTGCATCAAGTGCTGGACGAAGCCCTCAAAGGCTGCGCTCGGCCTCGACGGCATCACCTCGATCTTGTCTGCGCTGCCGAAGTATCGAATGTTGCCGATGTCGCTCAGTTCGTTTTTCTGCGTTTGACCGTTCGGGAGCGTCGACGCCGGCGTCGGCGTGAACAGGTTTCTGCCGTTGGCAGTTCCTCGGTCAGAAAATACGAGGGCGGCTTGCTGACTAGCAAAGCGGACGCCAGCTTTCTCAGCTTCCAGAATCTCGTAGAGCATACGAGCCGTGCGGATTGCAGCGTGGAAGTCAGTAACTCCACGGTATTGATCCACGCGAAACGGATCGTAGTAATGGCAGAAGAACTGACTTTCGATGTCTTCAGGATCATAATAGACGCCCTCTCTGGTCACGCGGAACACTCGGTACGCCACAGGACGACCGAACTCATTCGTGAAGATGCCTTGGAAGTAGTTAGCCGGGTCCGCGCCGAGTGCGTTCGGATTGCCGATGCGCGTGCCAGGTACAAGCTGGATCTTAAGTTCACCATCGACGCGACGAATCACAAAGCCGCAGTCGCCGTCAACTGGTCGCTGCTCGGCTGCAAGCTGGATCAGTTTCTTAAAGGTGTGCCGGTTCGTGACGTCGCACGTCTTGCACCACTCGTGGAAGTAGTCCGACACAATCGCGTTGTACTCACGATCGCCGGTCGTCGGTGAGTACTCGTGCGGAGTCAGGTAGTTGCCGAACTTGCGGCTGATCTCGCGCGCTTCGGGAAAGTTCTCAACGAGGTCGCGAGCTTCCCACATCATGACGATGCGGTCGCGGACGGTCGTGTTCGACTCGGACGGCAAGCCGTACTGTTTCGGCGCGTAGAGTCGATTGGTCTGCGCTGCGTTGTAGTTGAAAAGCGCCGCCTGCACGCGCGACTCCATGCGCTTCAGTCCCCACGCCGGCGCAACTGCCGAGATTGCCTTATCGTACCACGGTGCCGAGGCGATGACCTTTGAAGCGTCGAAGTCCATGTTAGTTCCCGTTGAAGCTGACGTAAGTGACATCTGCGCTGGTGCCGTTCTGGTAGTCGATAGCAGCCACGATCTGGCCCAGCATGACGTTGAGGCGGGAAAGGTCTGCGCGCGTGACGCTCTTTCCGTTCAGCGAGTAGGAGCTGTTAACCAGCACAGCGCGAATCGCGGCCAGAGTCTCGGTCTTCAGCGTGGCGAGCGTGGCAAGATCCAAGCCCTCAAACGGGTTGTCAGTTCCCATACTTTAACGCCAAAACGTTAAAGGCAGGAGCAACCGACTGCGCTAGCGTTAATCCTTTTTCGGCGGCGTGTAGCGAATGACGCCGGCGATGGTCGCCATACAAAGCAGCATGGCCGACGTGTCCAGACCGTGATTCGGTGCGTTGCTGCGGACCTCGCGCCACTCCCAAACGCCCGTGCGCACCTCGACCTTAGACTCGCCCTTCAGATGCTCGACGTAGAGTGGGTTGACGTCGGACGGTAACTCCCACTTAAGGTCGCCTTTGCCATCGAGCGCTGCCGCTAGCGTATCTTTGAAGTAGTCACCAGACCACTCGTAAAAGTAAACGTCGCCGCCTCGGTAATCACTCACGCGAGGCTCGCTGAACGGGAAGTTGATGAGCTGGTCTGTGTGCTCGTCTCGCATCGTCCAGGTCTTGCGCCCGTAACCACGCATACCGCGCCAGCCGAACTCGGCGCAATCGCGGTCAACGTCGGATGGACGGTATCCTCTGTCCTGCGCAACGCACGAATCCGGCACAGCGTACCGCCGCTGGATCTCGCGCAGGTGGTCGCGCGTGTCCACGCGGCCAAACCACAACTGACGGTAGCGCGGACCAGTCGCAGTCGAGAACGCGCCGATCTCGACCCACCAATGGTCGAGCTGACGGTCAAGCGCCATAAATCGGATCACCTCGTTGTCGATCTTTTGGCCGGCGGTGTACTGCTGCGACGAATAGTCAGCCTGCGTGGCTTGGAACAAGTTGATCGTTTTCTTGACGACCAGCCACGGCTTTGCCTCGCGCTTCGTGCGGAAGTCCACGCGCATCTGGTCATCGCCGGTCCGCAGTGAGTGGTTCTCGGCCTCGAGGAACTCCTCGACAAGAAACTTCATCGGACGCGCGACGACTGCCTCGATGCGGAATGACACGTTCTCCGGTTGCGCGTCTGTGCGCGTTGCAATGAAGCGTCCTGTTTTCTTCCAGGCTTCGCGCGTTGCGTCTGAGTCCGACGACTCATGACCGCAATGCACGCAGCGAAAGCGAGTAGATGCGACCGCGCGCGCTACGTCCCATGAGTTGTCGTCGCGCTTTGCCTCGCGGTCCCATACCACGCCGGCGCGCTGGTCACCGCTGGACTGGTCGAAGACAATCGGATGTGGCTTGTGACAGCTCGGACAGTCTGCGTGCCACTCCTGCTGGTTGCCGCCGACGTAGCTTGCGTGCTCTACGTTGCCTGTCTGCTCGTCCATCACGCACGCTTGGCTCACGTTGTAGACCTTGCTTCGTCCGACTTCCTCAAACTTGGACACGCGCGCGACGGCGTGACCATAGACTTCCTGCCAGCGCGGGAGCCAGATCTCGTCGTTGATCTTGTAACGGATCGACTGCGACTGCTGCGTCGAAAGGTTGGCGGCGTTGAGCGTCAGGAAGAATCCGCCAAAGTAGATCTCGGTTGTCGTGCGATGTGGCCCAGGCTTAGGCAGCATCTCGGCAACTGGTCGGCAGCGTTCTAGCAGCGGCCACAGCCGCGTCTTGGCGTGGCGCTCGACCATGTCGTCGGTCTGCATTGTCCAGCTAACCGGTCCCGGATCGTTGGCGATGATCCAAGGCAGCCAGACGTCGGCTACTAGGGTGCCGCCGATCTGAACGGCCTTGCGGAAGTGTACGCGACGGATCAGCGGATCCTTGAGTGCGTCGAAGATCGGAACGAGCCACGGCGACAAGCGCACGTTGAACGGTCCAGGTGTCGCGTAGCTTTCCGGCAACTGGACGTGCCGCCGCGCCCAGTCGTAAATCGGCGCGCGGTCCGGTCGCGGGAAACGCAGCTCGGCCAAGGAGTCTTCGGCTTCGGTCATAGCTTAGACCATTGATCAGCCATTGCTTCAGCGATGCCCAAATACGTCTCAGAGCGAATCGCCCATCGGTCCTCGCTCGGTGCTAGCTTGTTCTGACCGGAGGCGGTCTGATTTGCCCAGCGACCACTTGCCGGCTTTTCCAGCACGTTGCTCGGTATGAGCAGCGGAAGTCCTTTGAGCCAAAGACACGTTGACTTGCTTTCGGGATGGCCGAACTGCCAAGGCTGGATGATCTGCTCAGGTCGCCGGATTCGCGTCGAGATACAGCCAATCGGATTCTCCAACGCGATCTTGGCAATCGGCGCATCGAGGAGCAGACGCACAAAGTCGAGCGCCTCCTCGGTCAGTTGTGCGCGACCTTCACGCCGCTTGTTCCAATGCAGCCCGGAACTGCAAAGATAGGTGCATGGCGGATGAGCGATCATCAAATCCCATTGCGGTCGGTCCTCTGGTCGACCGAACAAAACACCATCGCGCTCCATGTACTCGACTCCGTCCTGAGTAGGTCCAAGACAGCCACAGGCGTCGGTGCAATTGTCGGAGATGCGGCAAACTCCGTCTGCTTCTGGATCGCATTCACCGAAAAAGCGAACGGGAGTCCAGCCGTCGAGGATGTGCCTGACGTCTCCTTGATAATGCAGACCGGCAGTCTTGGCCGGCAAGAGATCGCACGACCAAGCATCACAGCCGCGCGCAGTGAATGCGTCACGAACAGCGCCGGAAAACTCGCACGCAACGAGGACACGTTTCATGGTATGCGAAGGAGGATGTCGGCCAAGATTTGCCGTGATGGTCGCTCCTCGCCAATCGGCCAGACCAGCGGAGAAAGTGAGACCATCTCGCCCGCTAATCCCCCAGAGGTTACCTCGTAAACGATCTGCGGCTCGTCTTTCGCGCGATGGTACGGCTGTACGACCACGATGTCACCGACACGGTATTCGCTGATCATTCTGCCTCCTCGTCGCTGCCTGCGCCTGACTTGCTCTGCTTTACGGCGTCGGTCTCAAAGCGCGAAAGGTTTGCGTTCACGACTTCTCGGATCTCGTCCAGGATCAAAGAGCCTTCGACGTTTGCCTCGGCTGCGGACTTGCCAGCCACGCGCGGCCCTAGCTCAACCTCCAGCTTGAGCCGAAGCAGCAGATCCAGCTTAGACCCGAGCAGCCGCAGCATAGCCTTGACCACCGCGCGGTCAACCACGTCGCCACGCATGGCCGCGAGCTTCACGTCCTTGAGCGCGATGTCGCGTTGCAAGGACTGTGCTTTAAGTTCCGCTAGGTTGCCCGTGTCCTGCGTGATGTAAACTCGCTGCAAACCGTTCGCGTCGGCCCAGGCCTTTACGTCATCGGCGCTGCCGCCTAGCGGAAAACCTTCACGCTTGCGCCAGTCGTAAATCGTTTGCCGCGTAACACCAACTGCTCTTGCAAGAGCTGTTGCAGATGTTTTGTTTTCCGTGGTCACGCTATTGCGTCAGGATTGCACTCGGAACAAAAACCGTTTTTTTGCGCTAGGTGTCGGAACCCGCAAGCCTTGGTAATGCAAAAAAGATTCCTTTACCCCACCCCCCTCTTTGCATCTGCAATCGCGTGCAACAGCCGGCCAGCGCAACAGCATCCCGCCTGCATCGTTTCCTTGCTCTATACGAGGCGATCGGCATCGACCCGCTATGATGGTATAGGTCAGGCATCGTTTGCCTCGTTTTGGCCGCTAGAACGGCCCGCAAGCCGCATCGCATCAGCTGCGCTCATCGTTTCTTCGTGATGGGACACCGTGTCGCGAAGATCTTGCAGCATCAGCGCGAGTTGGGGGAAGATAGCTTTGATGGCCTTCTGGTCTTGAGACCATTGCCAATGGAGCGCCTGCCGTGTCAGTCCACGACCCTTGACCTGCTCCTCGTAGCTCGCGACCACAGCTCCCACCTGACCACAGCCGACGTGCAGAACCGTGCGATACGCACTCGGTGACAGGTCGGCTATGGTCGCCAGCCGGCGGACTAGTGCAGCTCCCTCGCTGTGCTTGACCTCGTCCAGCTCAATCAGCCGCTCGCAGATCTCGGACAAGAGCTTCGCGGCCTCGCTGGTCGCAGCCGCAGACGGTCGGTTGATAGGCGTGCGCCCCAGCGAGTACGTTATCACGTCAGAGCCCCTCCGATGGGTTGAGGATCAGCTTTTCGTCGTCCTCGGTGAGCTGGATCGCGTCCAGGCCCTCCATAGGCAACACGCCCATCTGGTCGCGTGCCTGCACCATCTCGATGATCTTCGCGAGCCGCTTGAGCCGCTCGTTGTATTCTCCCACCACCGCCTTCTTGTGCGCCTCGAGTTGCGTGATGGCGCGCAATGCGCGAGCCGTCAGTCGTAGCGCTTCCAGTTCTTTGCTGTCTGACACGTCTTGATCTCCTTTTTGAGCTTAGCAGTAAGCCTGATATGCTTCTGCCACGCATGGTTACTTACGAGTTTAGGTTTGCCTGCCACAAATTCTGTCCAGCGCAGATCGTGCGCGTAGTCAATGACATAATACGTTCTGGCTCAAAACATCACAGGTTCGCATGACTCAGCAATGCGCCGGCGGATGTCGACGCCCAGCACCGAGTCACCGAAGCGAGCCTCGAAGTCAGCGCCGCCGTACCGCGTGGTGATGACCATCGGTCGCCGGTTAGCGTACCGCGAGTCGATCAGCTCCCACAGGAGCGCAGCCACGCTGGCAGTCAGCTTCTCCTTGCCGAGATCATCGATGAGCAGAACTCGGCAATGCGTCAGGTGCTTGATCGACTTGATGTCCCGCGCGGCCTCGCTGAGTTGGCGCTGAAGCTCCACGGCAGTCACAAAAACGCAGCCATATTCGCGACGTTCCAGCTCGCGCGCAAGCGCCCACATCGCCGTCGTCTTGCCAGCGCCAGACAGCCCGGTAATGACCAGACCCTTGCCGTTCTGTGACGGAACGTACTGCGTGACGTGGTCGTAGCCTTTGCGCCGCACCGTGTCCGGTACGTTGTCGACCAGCTCCTTGTACAGCGCAGGACAGTTTTCGTCCCACCACGGCGTGCGTGAGGTGACCTGCTGCTCATTGGCCGTGCGCGAGTAGTGCGCGTCACGAATCGGCGTGCAGTCGTCACAGCAGCCGTAGACGAACACCGTCTCGACGCCGAGAATCTCAAACACTCCGCGCGAGATCGGCAGACGGTTGCCGCAAATCTTGCACTGGCCTTCTGCCCAGGTTGCGGATCCGTCGCCCCACTTGCGCGCAAGACGGCGCTCCATGTCGCTGCGGAACTCGGCCTTCGGTTCGATACTGATGCCTACGGCGTCGTAGACGGCTAATGCCTCGTAGTCGGTGTGGCTCATGGTCAAAACCCTCCCTTTTCCCAAGCAAACTGACCGCCAGCGGCAGCACGTTCCCGGCTGACTTGGTCGGCCCCAGTCGTGGCGCGTGGCTTGGCAGCAGCGCAGACCGCCCAATGCTTCGACAAGGCAGTCGGCGTCAGCGCAGCGCCATCGAAATGCGTGCGGTAGTTCGCAGCGCGGCGGCGGACCTCGTCAGGCGTTACGTCGGGACTGACCACAACGATCTCGGCGCGTGCAGCGATGGCCGGTCCCCATTGCGTAACCTCCTCCGGCTTGCCGCCTCCGACCGTTGCCAGCGCATCGAGCAGCTCATTGCGTGCGCGCGGCGCGCCGACAGGCGCAAAGGATTGGTTATCCTTCCTATTCCTTTTCTCTTCCTTTTCTTTTCTTTTCTTTTCGTTGCGGCACTCCTGCCAGGAGTCCTTCAAGGAGTCCTTCAAGCTATCCTCAAGCATAGCTTGCGGCTTAGCTTCAACCCTAGCTTTAGCAGAGCTTAAACCACCCTTGCGGCCTCCCTTGCGTTTAGCTTCAAGCTGAGCTTGAGCGGTGTTCGGATAAGACCACACAATCAGGTCTTCTCCTTCCCAAGACAAAAGCGGCGCCGAGGCGTCCACTTCGGCCAATGTCACACCGCACAATTGCTGCCATTGTCGGTCCTTCCATGCCTTGGCGCCAGCGAGCGTGCCGCCGTTTTCTTGGTCAGCGCAGTAGGCCAGCACACAGAACCAAGTTGCGCGCGCGACTGGATCGCAGCCGAGAAACTCAGGCGCGCGAATGTTAGGAATGTAAATGTTGAGCCAATTCATTGCTTTTCGGGTTGTCGGGTTGTTTCGTAGCCATGCGGCGCGACCTCGCGGAACTTGGACAGCGGAATCAGGATCAGCGGCTCAATGTTCGATCGGCTGTCGGTGCCTCGCGACTGGCATCCGCCGATGCGGATAAAGTGCGCGTCGACGGTTCGCACGTCCACCCAAGCGGTCCAGTCAGACCACTGCGAAACGTAAATCGGAGGAACGCCCATTCCCTCGCCGGCGAGAAGCAGCGCGAGCCACTTTCGCAGACTGAGCAAAACGGTGTCGAACTTCCGCGAGTGCATTCGATGGATCTTGAGTTCGCCAACGCCGACAATTCGGTCGTTCCGATTAAAGACCCAGTCGATTGCAGCCAAGCGCGCCATCGGATGCGCCTGACAAGAGAAGTGCGCCTCGACCAGCTTTGCGATTGCTGCTTCGTTCGCGTCGTCTTCGGCAGTCTTGAAGATCAGGCTTCCGTCGATGTGGGTTTGTGGCTTGCGATCGTAGAAGCTATTCATGCTCCCTCCTTTCGCAGCCGATAAAACGAATGCACCTTGCCAGCCCGTCGAACGCTCGTCTGCTCTATGTCGTACCCGCGCTTTCGCAGATCAGCCACGCGCGAATGTACCGCGTAGCCGCCCGAGATCGCGACGAGCTGCGGCAGTGTGACCCAGCCGTCAGCTACGGCGCATTCCGTTGAAGCGCGAAGCAGAGCATCAAAGATCCGGTCAGCTTGAGATACGCCAGCGCCTGACCGTTCGTAGGTCGTCTGGTTCATGGCTGGCGCTCCTTAGTCATCGCGCCTCTCATAATCACACGAACATCCAAGATGAAGTTGTCAGGCTTGTACTTGAACATGATTGCTTCGATGTTCCCATTCATCCAGTCGAGGATTTCTTTATCTTCCCGCAGCGCGGAGTTTTGGTTCACAAGTACGCTTATCTCATCCCAACTGACTTTCATCTTTTCACGCAATGCCGCGTTCTCGCGTTCAA